ACTAGCAACTCGTCACACACTTATGGTTATGCTGTGGACTTTACAGCCTATGGTCACACTCCACTTACTATAGCTAATATCTTAAGTAAGAGTAATCTTAAGTTTGACCAACTAATATGCGAAGGCGTTAGTAAAGATAATCCTAATGGCAAATGGGTTCATATTAGCTTTGACCCAAAAGGTAGAAGAAATATTTTATCTGCTAGTTTTACAAAAGGAAAGGCAGTCTATACTAAAGGATTGTTAAATGGCTAAAAATACAAAGGTCATATTTTTAAAACAAGATGTTGAAGCAATTGTAGATTTATATACCAATACAAATAATAGCACTAGAGACATAGCCAAAATATATAACTGCTCTTACAATACTATAAATAAATTATTAAAAAATAATAACGTTCAAATGCAATGTATTGAAAAAATTAGTGCAAAGGCTTTAAGTAATACATATAGAGTTGGCTTTAAAGCTAGCGATGAAACCAAAAAAAGAAATTCTATAGCAATGAAAAAGCGCAAGCCTACAACACTTGGTAAAATATATACTGAAGAACAAAGAAATAATATATCTAAAGGGCTGAAGTTAGCTTATAGTACAAAAGAAATAAAAGGCAAGGTAGGCGAAGCTCGTTTAGTTGGCGTTGATAAAATTAATAAAGCTAGAAATAAATGCAAAAATTTATTAAGGCGTATACTAAGTCTCACAGGAAGTAAAAAAGTAACAAAAACTTATGACGCTCTTGGGTATACTGAAAAAGAATTACTGAATCACATATCAAGTAAATTTAAAGACGGGATGTCATGGGAAAGTAGGGAGACATTTCATATAGACCATATTGTTCCAGTGTCATGGTATATTAAAAATGGCATAACAGACCCAAAGATTATCAATGCTTTAGATAATTTACAGCCATTATATCCGCAAGAGAATAGAATGAAATCAGATTCGTATGTAAAGGGGATTGTATAATGTGGTCAGTATTATTTCCAGCACTAATACCAGCACTAACAGATGGTGTCCGTGGTATCTTTGCTAAGTTTACTGGTGGCGCAGGTGGCACACCTCAGAATGTAACAGAGCGCATCCAGCTCATGCAAGCAGAGACAGGTAGGCTACAAGCACTAGCAGAGATAGACAAGCCAATAGGTGAGCCTGACAAGTGGGTGACTAACCTACGCTCTGCCTTCAGATACATAGCCATCATTGTTATTTGGTTGGCTACCATTGGCGCTGTGTTTACTCCTACCGTACCAGAAGCCATCACTCTTATTATGCTTGACTTATCAGGCGCGTGTATGTCGTTCGTAATTGGTGAGCGATTATATTTAAAATTAAAATAGACATTATAATTAATAACATGTAGTATAAATTGTCGGTTGCAATAAGCATGTAAACTTTAAATGCTTGTACCATTTGAAGGCCGACACTTTATTAAATATCGTACAAGGATATATTATGATTACTAAAGAATACTTACAGTCCGTTATTAATTATGACAGCCAAACTGGAATTTTTACATGGAAAATTAAAAAGGGCCGTAAATTAATTGGTTCAAAAGCAGGTAAAGATTGTCATGGATACTCATCAATATGTATTGATTATAAATCATATTTTGCTCATAGGCTTGCTTGGCTTTATGTCTATGGATATATGCCAAAATTAATTGACCATATCAACTTAAATAAAAGTGATAATAGAATAATTAATTTAAGAGAAGCTACTGTTAGTCAGAATTCATGCAATTCTAAAATAAGGGTTGATAACGTTTCCGGAATTAAAGGCGTTAGTTGGGATAAGTTGTATAATAAATGGTATGCCAAATGCACATTTAATAAGACGCAATATAACCTTGGCAAATATAATAATATTGAAGATGCAATAAATGTTGTCAATGCATTTAGACATCAGCATCATCAAGAATTTGCTAGGGCAATATAATGACAGTCCACTTAGTCATACCTGATGTTCAGGCTAAGGATGGGAATGACTTTACTTTCCTAAAATGCCTTGGAAATTTTATTGTAGAAAAACAGCCAGACGTTATTGTGTGCATAGGAGACTTTGCAGACATGGAGAGTTTAAGCACGTATGACAGGGGAATGAAGTCGTTTGAGGGGCGTAGGTACACCAAGGATTTATTTGCGGCCAGAGATGCCATGGATGCGCTCCTAGAGCCATTGTTTCGCTACAATAAGATAGCAAAGAAGAACAAACACAAGCTATATAAACCTAGGATGGTTCTCACTCTAGGCAATCACGAAAACAGAATCAACCGTGCTATCAATGAGGATAGTAAACTTGAAGGATTAATGTCTACAGATGACTTACCGTATCAAGACTGGGAAGTTATACCATTTCTCGATGTCGTCGTTATTGATGGCGTTGCTTATAGTCACTACTTTACTTCTGGCGTTATGGGCAGGCCTATCACTACTGCTCAAGCTCTGCTTACGAAGAAGCACATGAGTTGCTTTGCTGGCCATCAGCAAGGAAAACAGATTGCTTACTCTCGCCGGGCGGATGGGCGGGAAATGACAGCCATAATTTCAGGCAGCTTCTACGAACACCATGAGGACTACTTAGGCCCACAAGGCAATCAACACTTCAGAGGCTTCTATGTCTTGCATGAAGTGCATGATGGCGCGTTTGATGAAATGCCAGTAAGCATTAGGTTTTTAAAAGAAAGGTATAACTACTGATGGCCTACGCACAAGATGATGAATCAATTGTTGACGTTTGCAATAGACTGCTTGGCTCTGCCATAGAGGAAATAGAAGTCGATGCTGATGAGCAAACTGTTTACATACACACCAGCACCGGGATGATTAAGATTGGTGGTGAAGAACTATCTATGTGGGTAGAGTGCGAGCGATACGCAAGCTAGGGTAGCTCTCCGCGATTCACATCTATATTGGATTCATCCCAGTTTAATGGGCATCCAGTCCAGCCACACTCTTTAGTTGATGCAAGGCTCTTGCCACACACATCGCAGATAGGGTCTTTGTTCTTCTTGCCCCATATCAAATCATAGTTGTCTTCGTATTGCTTGCTATTCTTGCGTGATAGGATTGCATCCCCAGTCACATCGTTCGTTGTTGTTACCATAATAACTCCTACAATTAATGGTTTTCTCTATTGTTTGTCTTTAATATTAAGCGGACTATTACATACAAGCAATGTTGCTTAACATAAATTAAGGACTACTATCATGTGGACATCACCAGCAGCTACAGAGCATCGCATTGGTTTCGAGATTACTTGCTACGCAATGACTCGATAGTAACAAATTTGTTATACAGGATGGCGACTGCTAACCCGGTTGCCATTCCTAAAGCAAACGCTTCTTTGTAACATAATATGTATTCAATCGTGTACATGTTTAAACTTACACCCCTCACATCGAACATCTATTATATCTTGTTTTGAATACTGACAGTCACGCGTAAATATATATGGCCATGACGTCATGTTGTCGCTGTGAAATACCAAAATACTTTTGCACCTATTAGGCACTATGTCGCTATGACATCCATTCATACGGTCTTCCCAATGTAGGTTGCCTTAACGTTATTATTAAACTGCAAAGTCACAGCACAGTCTTGCCCTTTTGCTGATGGGTATAGTAGCGTATAAAAGCCGTAGCCCATACCTAAGATGCCTGCAAGTAGTAACGTTGCTACAACTACTGTCGAACGGTCTAGGCTTCTATCGCAGTTGCAGTTGCGACCTTGGTTGCACTCTTGATTACACGGCATAATGTAACTCCTTTATTAGTTGCAAGTAATGTATCGCCTTGTCAATGTCCTGCACACCATTCTTATTGGCATGCCTACACACATACTTAATCACGTTACCTTCTAGGAACGGTATATTATTCTTAACGATGAATGTCACTGGCTGTATTGCCATGTTCATGTAGTGGCTACCACCCTGTTGCATGTCTAGTGCGCTCATATTAAATCATTCCTGATGGAATCATGTTATACATACCAAATGTGCTAGGTATGCCACGGTGTTCTGTCTTGCGCTTCTCTTGCTTGAACAGTTCAGGCCTTGTCTCAAACATCGCGCTTATCTTTCTCAAGTTTGGATTGGCAGCAATCATGTCATCGTATGGGCCTTTCTCATCTACCTCATAGGACACGCGTTTATCTTTTCGAAGTTTAGAGAAGTAACCCGGTGGATATATTTTCTCCAGCTCCTCGACTGTCTTTGCAACAAACGGAATCCCAGTATATTCGTAATGGTTCAGCCTACCTTGACCCTTCTTAGTAATTTTTGGGGTGATGGATAGATGGCCATCTTTAACAAAGATTGCCAATATGTAATACACAACATCTCTACTCAATCCTGAGCGCTTCATTATTTCTTTAGCTGAAATCATATCGTTACCAACGACATCCATTACAAGTTTAAATCTAAGCTGGGTCTCTAAGTTCTTTTTGATTACTGCTCTCATCGTATTCTCCGTAGTGTATAAATTAAGTGACCACCCCTGCATGTGTATCATTGCTTGGAGGCTTGTATTGCATGATGGTCTGCTAACGTTATATCCCACCTTTAGCTGGGGTTGAATTACCAAACTATCCCCATATATTTTTCAGTCCGTGGGGATGTCGGACTTAATTAAAAGGTATATCTGATGCTATCTCGTCAATCGCTTGCTTCTGATAGCCGTTAGCCTTAGCGCCTTCTTTAGCAATAGATACTACTGGCTCCGGCTCTGCTAGTTGGCACCAGCCATCCCAGCCCATAGGGAATAGTTCAATTTTTGCTGCTAGGCCACCAGTCTTGGTCTCCATTACAACGCCAACCTTTGTCCAGCGTGTTTTCTTCTCGCCATTCTTGTCTTCGTATTCGCCATTCTTTGCTACTAAGTTGTATTTAACTGCCATTTTTATTTCCTTTTAGTCGTTGAATTGTTGTTTCTACTTCATCGTTGAACTCTATTACCTTGCTTTCAACCTCTTTAATATATTCATCATCGCGCATTACACGCTTGACAAATAATTGTAAGTCCAGTGGGAACTCAGGGCAGTATGACACGAAGTCACACCACTTAGCCCCACTGCATGCCATCTGCCATTGCATCTGTGGAATGTATTTGCTTGGCACTCTATCCTCTAGCATAGTCTTTGCATGCGTTGTAGCCTTTGGGCATTTAATCTCTATCAACCCTAGCTCATCCTCATCCTCTACTACGCCATCAGGACTAGCACCGGCAAACGATAACATTGGATGCTGTATGAACGGCACCTGTGTAACAAATATGTTACGTTCTACCTCATACCATGCGCGAGCATTTGGCTCTAACTCAATGCCATTGGCCATGTATTGATTAGTGTAGCTTTCCTCATGCTTGCCATTTAAACGCTCACAGACGAGTTGCATCCTGTAGTCTGCACGACTAGCCGCCTCACCAGTTTTAATCGTTGCTAGCACGTCTGCAATGCGACTGGCTGTTATCTTGCCAAGACGTAGTGCATGCCATTCTTCACTTCCTTGTATGATGTCAGCCATTATCTAATCCTCGGCAATGGTTTTGAAAGTAAATACTTGTGACCTAAATCTTTAATTGCCTTAGCAACCTTAGCATCGCGGTCTGCTACTTCCTTCTGTGTTGGCGGAGTTAATCCGTATAGGGATTTAATAATCATGCTATTCTCCCAAGCTGTATTGGGCAACTCGACATGACTCGCCAAACTGGTTTGATACCTTAACAAGCTCAACATTTATTTTGCGCCCTTTCTTCTTCAAGATATGCACACATGATGCTAGTCTATAAATACCCAGTTCTGACCACGCTTGTAATGGCGTGATGGATTGCTGGGCGCTTAAGTAACTTTCTAAACGGTCTGCTTGGCTCATGCTTTGCTCGCAATCTCAGCCTTCATATCATCTTTAGCTTTGATGACAATAGACTGCGCTGCCTTGTCTTTACCGCATGCGTGTAGTGCTGCCGTGTAGAACTCTTGTAACTGTGGCATTGTTGTAGCTGTCTTAATCTTGGCAACCAATGGTGTAACGTCTAACTCCACTTGCGGTAGGTCTTCGCCAGCGAATATATATAAGCCAATACCGAAGCAAGCAATACACTTAGCCAAGCAACGCATCGTAGCGTCACTAATCTTACGTGCATCCGGATTGACAATGGCCGCATTGCGATTATCCATGACTGGCAATTGCATACGCATAGTCTTGCCAAGCGCAGTAACATTACAGAATACCATCATCGTGTCGTTATACACGCGTGGCTCTGGGAACTCCCACACAGCCATTGGGTCTTGCAATAGTAACTGGTCTACAGCCCATGTCCATGACAGATAGGTAAGCTGGCCTTTCTTTTCTGTGTATTTATTGACGTCTATCTCTCGTAATACTTTGTATGTTGCTGTCGTTTCCATATCGTTCTCCTGTTGTTGTCTTAATTCATCCATTACTGTCTGTTGAAATTGTTGCTCTGACATTAGTTATCTCCCAGTGCTTCATGGAAGACCCAATTGGCATGCTTGTTTGACCTATAATTATCCTCAACAAACCTAGCAAATCGGTTTATCTCAGCATCGTATATGTCTCTGATACGGCCCAGCTTGTCATCGTTAGGGTCATAGATAATTTTCTTGACCTTATCTGATAGCAATTCTGTTTCGTCGATGTAGTCTGTTAGCTTGTCAGCTTCAAACTGTAAGAAGTATTCTACTAAATCACGGATGAAAAACGGATTATCCTCATGCTCCGTATAATCGTCTTCAATCCAATCACCAAATATACCCATGATAGTTTCCTCGTAGTCATGCCAAAGCGGCATAGGTAGAACAATAAGATAGCTTGGATATATCTGTCAACAAGTATTTACTTATTAATTGTTAAATATCCATAAGTAAAACTTATCGTTAAGTTTAATTACACACTTTATAATGTTTCTATCACTTGACGGTGAACACAGGTAAGCCTTAGTCAACACTCTGCTGGTACCTGCCAGTCCGTCAACATCCCTAAAAAGATGAGAGTGTTGTCTAGGGCTTTTTTTATGGAGTAAAAAAATGCACTACTATCAATTTAATATTGGTGACTATTATAGCCACACAAAACATTTATCGCCAATAGAGGATATATGTTATCGCAGAGCATTAGATTATTATTATTTACATGAAGCTCCACTGACAAGCGATATTGCAAAATTAGCTAGACTTTTAATGGTCACTGAATATCAGATAGAATTGATGACGGTGCTTGATGAGTTCTTTGTAGTAGCAACCGAAGGATTCATAAGCCCTAGAGCTGACAAAGAAATACAGCAATATCAATCATTTAGCGATGCTGGCAAACGTGGGGCGGCTAAGAGGTGGTCAAAGGGGGGTGATAGCGAGGTTATAGGGGGGCTATCAGGGGGTGTATCAAAGGCTAATGCTAAACAAGAAACACTAACCACTAACCAAGAACCAAGAACCATTAACCATAAACCAATTAAATACATACCACCAATTCCTGCGGAATTATTATCTGAATGGATGTCTGTCCGCAAAAAGAAAAGAGGCGGCAACGTAACAGAATTGGTTTGGGCTGGATTATTAAGAGAAGCTGGTAAACTTAACTGGACTCCAGAGCAGGCCGTTACATATTGCTGTGAAAAAGGATGGACTAATTTAGATGCAAGCTGGATTAAAGATAGGCCAAATAAACCAATGAAAGGCTATGGCTTTGTATCTGACGAACAATTTAATGATTGGCTAGAGTCCACGCCTACACAAGAAAGGATTGCAAATGAATGATTCTAATAAAAAGCAGTTTTGGGGTATGTTAAATGTGGCGATGGAGCTTACCAATAAACCACCTTTAACTAAAGAAGCTATCTTAACTTGGTGGAACTTGTTATCGAAGTATGATTACAGCGTAGTAGAGAAGGCAGTTAGCCAATGGGTTGACAGCTCAAGCAAGCCGCCCACTCCGCATGATATTGCTGGACTGTGTAGGCCTAAAGAACCTATCTACCAAGCATTGCCGGCTCCAGTAAGTTATGCCGAAAATAAAGCTCAAGCTGACAAGCTCGCTTTGTTTATACATGAAAGAATAAAACCTAAGACAGACTATCATGCTTGGGCTAGGCGCATTATAAAGAATCCGCAGAACTTTCCGGAGTCATCAGTAACGGCAGCTAAAGAGGTGTTGGGTGATAACTACTCGCTGGCATAAGTGGGGTGCGACCGCGATAGTAAACTTTAACCCAGCTCGGATGGATGATGCAACGGTGGCACGGAGCAAAGGTGGCTATGCAATATCAAAGGCCATTTCGCAAGGTGCCACAATCTATTCAGTTTGGTTACTGCCCTCGCTTCACTTAGGCAATTATAAAAATGCGGATGATGCAAAAGCAAAAGTTGCCCAGCATTTGGATGAAAGCAAGCAATAAAAATTGTCTCGCGCCCTTCGCCTATATTTCACTTTTCGTAAAAATGGCAAAAAAATCTAAAAAAGTTTAGAAAATTCTAAAAAACTAAACTATCAGTAAACAATCACGGCAAAAAATAAACCGGGCAGCGTATAACGGCAGGCGTTAAATTATCGGCTTGCATAACGCGCATTATAATCGTTTTAAATTGTTGGCTAATACTATGCGCCCAATAAAGCAATAAAACGCGCCTATGGGCTTAAAAATAGCCTTGCCGAGTGTTTCATGTGCTAATTAGCTAGTGCGTAAACAATAGACAACAAAAAAGCCCTATAAAACGGGCTTAATTGTGGCTTGCGGCTTAAATTAAATCTAACTCATCCGGCAGCGGGTATAAACCCGGCTCAATAGTTAAGCATATTTGTTTTACCCCGTTATCGAAAACGGTATGCCGTTCGTAAGTGATTTTGGCGTTTGCATCGCTAATCGCCCATTCTCGAAAACACTTTTCTGTTATCTCATAAATATCTGTTTCAATGTCATCATCAATATTTGAGGCGTAGCAAAAAAACCTTACATCTATATTTTTAATCATGTTAAGCCCCTTTTAAAAACGCGTTTAATAAATCAATGTAACTCTTAGCGGTAAAAACATTCACGCTAGGGTCTGTTAAGTTCTCAAGATAGGCTTCGGCCTCGCTAGGAACTAAAAACGCTTTGGTTAGTGTTTTATGCGTATAACTGTCATAACCTTTTGCAATAAAAATCTTAATCATAATTAAGCCCTCGCTGCTAATCTGAAGCGAATATCGCTTTTTATCTTGCTTACAATGTAGCTAACCGGGTAATCGTAAAAAACCTCGCGGATGCAATCGGTGTCATCATCGTTAGAAGCCACAACGCGCACTGAACCGTTGCCTTGCTTTTCCATGATTACAAAATAATCTTTAAACCAAAAATGCTTAGTCATAATAGTTGCCTCGATAGTGTTGAAATAGTATGGCTTAAAGCAAGCCCATAAACCCACGCGTTGGCATGGGCTTATAGAACGCTTTAAAAGCTAATATCACCGCTTATAGTTTTGCCGTTATACTTTGCGCATAGTGCATCAATGCCATCATTGTCTAAATATTGAGTGTCACCAGTAAGCGTGTTATAAATAGCGACGTCGCCGCCTGAGTTATAATCGAGACAATCATCACCATCTAAGCCAAAAAATGCCATTTCAGTCAAAAAATAGTCTGATTCTATTTTAAATAGCTTTGCATCTGTATACCCGCCGCGCACGTCGGCGCCTTGATGCACTTGCAGCAACACATATTCTTCAATCCCGTTTTTTAGGAACGTTCCCTGCAATGTTTGGCTTAAATCAGAACTCCAGTTATAAGTATTGAACTCGTTTCGGTGTTTGTTAACCTTAAACTCGTTCTTTTCTAGCCATCTGCACTGAGAATCGCTAGTCCCATAATAGTCGCCGTCCCAATTCTCGCATTTTAATTTATTAAAGCGTTGGCAATAATTATCTAATTCTAGCGTTTTTGTTAAGTGGTGAAATACTGAGAAGGTTACGTCCAAATAGCCATCAAGGGTGAGTGAAACGGATGGCTCAGCCTTAAAATCATTTAGTGACTTGCTTGCATTGCGCTGCCACATTCTGCCATTGTCACCGCCTGAATCCATGCAATTGATTCCAGTATTGGTTTTAAGCATTGAGTAAACTAGATTTTCGATTTTCATAATAGTGGCCTTTATAGTGTTGCGATAAATAGTAAGGTGATGATTGTTAAAATAAAGCCGGCTGCAGCTAGATAATCAATGAATGATAATTGGCTTGCTGGCTTGTGATTCTTATAATCGCGCATAATCATAATGCACCGCCAATACATAAAAGGCCAATGATAGGCATTAAACATAAAGCGCTTAACATTAAAGCAAATAAGATTGTTTCGAGTTTATTCATAATAGTGACCTTTATATAGTGTTTTAAATAGTGCGCGGTGTTTTGCGTTGAGTGAATAATAAAGCATTGGATTAGCTTGTCAATAGATATCTGCAATTAAAGTTTAAATGATATACTGGCCATTCATAAGTAAAACTTATTAAGCATGTTTACCATACCTAAAAAGCCAGGCATT